GACGCAGACGCAACCGTTACGGTGAGCGGGACCATCACCCTTACCTATGTCGTCATTGACGTTTAGGAGACAAAATCATGGCAACTGTGACCGCAACATCGATGCGCGGGACTGGGGCGAAAACCCTGACTTTTACCACCCTTACCGGGACTAGCGATACTTTCACTTTCAGCACTACCCGCAATCCGGTCTTGCTGATCAAAAACCCCACAGTTGGGGCGATCAGCCCGACCATTGATGGGGCTGGAGGGACCACCGTCTCTTGCCCTGGCGTTGGTTCTGTGGATGTTTCCGGCGGTTATGCTGTCGGATCGATTGCAGCCGATGCGGAGGTGGCAATCCAGCTCAACACCATCTCAGCCTATCTGCAAGGCACGATTGCCATTACTAGCGGGACCGATCTTGAGGTGGCCCTGCTGGAGTTCTAGCCGTACCGGTGCCGCTCCCACCGGGCGGCTTGGGGGAGGGGTTCGCCCCTCCCCCACCATGAAAGGACGTCATGAGTCTGACCATTGCGCCAGATCTTACCGGGGCAAATGTCAATAACATTATTGACATTTCAGACCTTGTTGCCCGTGGCTTGGTGGATGGCGCGACTCCGGTTGTAGCATACGGCCACCGCACCACGTCCGGGGCGGAAACAAATTATGCCGTCTGGCCGAACGGAGCCTATACAATCCCGCCTGAGGCAGGGGTGCAGTTGTCGATTGTTTCGGATGATGCGCAGGACTCGGACGGCGGGACGGGCATCAATGCCGTTCATGTCCACTACCTGGATGGCAATCTTGATCCTGCCTCGGAGATTGTAACCCTGTCAGGATTGACCCCGGTAACGACCGTCGCGGAAGATGTGCGGTTTATCCAGTGCGTTCACATTCAGACAGCAGGCTCAGGACTGGCTGCCGCTGGCGAGATCGTCCTTTCTTCTGGAGGGGTAACTTATGCGACGATTGCCGCCGGGGAAAACAGATGTTCATCGTCGTTCCGCATGGTTCCACGCAGCAAGCGTCTGTTCGTGACCGGCGCGGTTGGCTCTTCCATTTCCGGGACGGCGGCGGCACGGACAGAAATGGCGCTTGTTGCTTCATATATCGAGGACCGTTCATTCGTTTATCCATTGATCCTGTTCCCCCACATGGCAATCGGCATGCAGGATTCAGCGCTTGCAGCGGAGTTTAAAGGCCTTCCTCCGTTTCCGGCTGGTACAGTGGTTGGGGTGGTCCACACATCGGACAAGGCTTGCAGCGTCGCCGCCACATGGTGGGGCAGGTATGAAGGAGCGTAACAAATGGCAGTGACCGTTGAGGATGGGACCGGAGTGACCGGGGCAAACAGCTACGTAAGTCGGGCTGATTATATCTCTTACGCCGCGACTATCGGCGTGACGATTGCGGACGATGCCGACGCCGATTACCAATTGATCAAGGCTGCTGAATTCATCGACCGCCACCGTGAAAACCTGAAGGGTTACAAGGTGACCCGCGATCAAGCCATGGAGTGGCCAAGGTCGGACGTCATCATTGATTGCTGGTCGTACGATCAAGACGAAATCCCGAGCCATTTGACTAAATGTCAAATGGCCCTGGCTCTGGACATCAACGCAGGTTACGACATTTACAATCGGGAGGCTAATCCTAGCCTTCTGGCCAAGAAAGAGCGGGTTGAGGAGGCGGTCTCGGTCGAATATGAAACCGGTGGGATCGTGGCCCAAAAGCAGACGCGGACAAGCACGGCTGACTCCCTATTGATGGCCCTACTCCGACCCACCGCCGGGGCTATCATGCTGGTGCGGGCGTGAGCACGGCCTTTTACACCAAGATGGCCGCGACGGCGTTGAAGCTGCTGACCAAGTTCGGCCAGCAGGTTACTCTGACACGCTATACCGGCGCGACGATTGACCCGGTAACCGGGGAGGAGAGCTCCGGATCGGATGTCAGCACAACCGTCATCGGCGTGTTGCGGCCCTATCCAGACAAGATGATTGACGGCGAGAGGATCATGGCCGGTGATCGGGAGTTAATTCTGTCGTCGAGCGTTGAGCCTCTGCCAGCTGACCGGTTTGTAATTGGTGGCGACGCTTGGGGTGTGGTGTCGATCAAGGATATCGTCCCTGCTGGAACCACAATTGTTTATTTTGTGCAGGTGCGGAGGTGAGCTGGTCGAAAGACCTGCAACGTCTGACCAACAAGGGCCGTCATGACATGGCCGCGTTGGCCAAGGCCCTCAAGGTGGAGGCGTTTTCTGGCATCGTCCTGGACACCAGGGTAGACACTGGGCGGCTGCGTGGCAACTGGCAAATCCAAGAGAACACCCCGGCCACCGGGGAGATTGAGAGGCTTGATAAGACAGGCGAGACGGTGACGCGGGAAGTGGCCGAAAAAGCAAGCGCCAAAGGATTGACGTACTTTGTCAATAACCTTCCATATGCGGTCGTCTACGAAGAAGAGGATGGTATGGTCAAGAGCAACTTGGCGCGGATCAAGGCCAACGTCAAGCGTCTGGCGAGGAAGGTAAAAGGATGACGATCAAAATTGACCAGGCTCTGGCGTCTACCGTTTTGAACGGACTGCTAGGGCTGGATATCGTCCACGAAAACGGGCTATACTCCTCCTGGAGCGGGAGCGCATATAGCCATATCAAAGCGCCATACAAACCGAGACCAGAACGGGCGTTTCTTGCCATCTCCAACTTCCCAGCCGGGAAACAGCCCATGACCCTGGCCGACACTGACCAGATCGACGGCGTGTTTCAGGTGGTGGTGGCCTACCCGGTAGATGACGGGACGCATGAGGCAAAGGCGATGGCAGAGGCAGTGCTTGATCTTTTCGCCATCGGCGCACGTCTGACCTACAGCGGGCAGACAGTCCACATTAACACCACCCGCCGCAACGGTGGCCTGGTGGAGGATGGGTTTTACAAAATCGTTTGCGCCGTCGAGTGGACGGCCTATACCAGCAGATAGAGGATTAAAATATGGCAATCGGAAAAAATACCGGCGCTACCTTCGGCACTGTCGCCACCCTTCCAACCACCTACGACGATAACGCCACTACCGGCTATGCGTCGCTGACCTTCGTTGACTGCGGCGAGGTGGTCGAACATAGCGAAGTCGGGCGCGTCTGGGCTCTCGCGACCCACCAAGCGGTGGGGCGTGAATACCCGAACAAGATCAAAGACACCTACGACATACCCAACATCACTCTGACCCTGGGACGCAACACCAGCGACGCCGGTCAGGTATTGCTGCAAGCCGCCGAAGCTGCCTCTGCGTCCTACTCGTTCGAAGTCGAGCTGCCCAACGGCAACCAGATGTATTTCACCGGCAAGGTGCTGAAGTGCGGACTGGGCGCGGTGGCCGTCGGTTCGGTGAGTCAGACCATGGTGGAGATTGCAGTCGACCCTGAAACCCTGTTCGCTGACGAAGCGGCGTAAACCACAACAAACTGGAGCGACTGAAATGGACCTGAGCGTTTTTGACACGCAAGAAAAAGCCGAATCCGGCGTGGAAATGGTGCTGGAGAACCCGATGACCGGTGAGCCGCTGATGGACAAAAACGGCAAGCCGGTCACCATTACACTGCTTGGGGTGGACTCGTGGCCCTACCAGGAGCACGCCAAAGCCATCCAGGCAAAGCGAGTTCAGCGCATGGTGCATAGCAAGGCAGGGGGCGATACCGACGCCGAAGAAATGGCATTGCTGGCGGCTTGCACCGTCGGTTGGTCCGGGATCGTTCTGGATGGGCAGGAGCTCAAATTCAGTGAAGGTGCAGCCCGCGACCTGTACCAGAGATTCCCATGGATCAAGGACCAGGTTGACCGGTTCATTGGAGATCGTTCCAATTTTTTCGCCGGGGCCTAGAGCAGGCGGCGGCTTTTGTCCAGGTTCTTGCATGGCTGGATTCCAGACCCCGGGAAAGTGACAAAAGCCGCCGTCAAACTATCATCGATGCCGCCGGTGATGATGCCCCGGATTTCGGCCTTCCGGACACTGGGCCGTGTGCCTATCTGGTTGACGCGCTCCGGAAGGTCGGGACATGCTCATTCTCTGGCGGGACATTCCACCCGGTATCATGGGCCGAAATCAACGCATGGATGCAGGCCACAGGAGCATGCTATACTCCTGGTGAGCTGGCCGGGATCAAGCGGTTGTCCGATGAATATGCCGGTATGCTGAATCAGGCCAACGGGCGGGACTGCTTCCATCCGAACCAGGAACGCCCCAGCCGCCAGGAAGAAGTGACTCGTAACCTGATGAGCTTCTTCGCTATCGCAAAGGCAGAAACGGAAAAGAGAAAGGCTCGCAAACGTGGCCGCTGACATCGTTACCATTGGGATGGAATTTGACAGCCGGGACGTTGACCGGGGCGCAGCGGCGCTTGACCGTCTGGACAAACAATCCAATATCACCGAGCGGGCCACAACCAAGCTTTCCAACGCTATGAAGGTGGGCATCACGGCGGCCATGGCGGCGTCCGTCGCGGTGATGTACAAGGTGATTGACGCTCACCGCGCTTTCGGACTATCCATTTCCCAGCTTTCCTCGATCACCGGCGCGACCGGAAAAGACCTCGCTTTCTACCGGGAGCAAGCCTTGCTCCTTGGCTCTTCCACCACCTTCGCCGCGTCCGAGGTGGCGACCGCCTTTAAGCTTGTCGCTTCGGCCAAACCTGACCTGCTGGATAGCAAGGACGCTTTGGCGGCGGTAACCCGTGAGACTCTGACCCTGGCCGAGGCGGCAAGCATGGATCTCCCCACAGCCGCTGAGGCGTTGGGAAGCGCTCTCAACCAGTTCAGCGCCGGGGCAGATCAGGCCAACCGGTTCATCAACGTTTTGGCTGCTGGATCAAAGTTCGGCGCGGCTGGCATCTCTGAGGTTTCGCAGGCTTTGAAAATGTCCGGCGCGGTTGCGGCTGGGGTTGGCGTATCGTTCGAGGAGGCGACGGCAGCAATTGAGGCGTTGGCGGCGGTCGGCGTGAAAGGTGCTGAAGCCGGAACTGGCTTCCGGGCTGTTCTCCTCAAGCTCTCCACCCAAAGCCGGGACGAGTTCAATCCGGAGATCGTCGGCCTCGCCAAAGCGCTCCAGAACCTGGAAGCGGCCAACCTCACCACCGCCCAAGCAACCAAGCTTTTCGGGCTTGAGTCGATCACTGCCGGGACCGCTCTCGTCAAGGGGGCGGCACAGGTTGAGGAGCTGACCAAAAAGCTGACCGGCACCACCACGGCCCTTGATCAGGCACGCACCAACACCAACAATCTTGACGGTGACATCAAGGCCATGGGGTCGGCATGGGAAGGTGTTACGCTGATTCTCGGTGAGGCGCTTGACCCCGCCTTGAGACTGGCGACGCAAACCCTTACCACCATCGGGACGTGGGCGCAAAAAGTAGCGCTTCATTTTGGTAACCTGGCCAACGCCATCGGCGCTATGCCTGGGGCTGTTTCCGCCTTTGTCACGGCTGACCTTGAAGGGCTCCAAGCGATCCTGGCAGAGCGGGAGAAGTACGCCGCCGAAATGGAGCGGCGCATCGAGTTGATCGACCAGGGAAGGGACGCAACTGAGCAGGCCGCTGCGGCGGAGGTTGAGGCGGCAAAGACGGTTGCAACGATCGAGGCGGAGAACATCAAGCGTGTGGAGGAGGCGAAGGCCAAAGCCGCCGCTTTGCGGGAGCAGGAAGCGCAGGATATCGCCGAAAAAGAGGCGAAGAAGCAAGCCAAGCTTGATGAATTTGCATTGCGTGAGGCGGAGAGGCAACGTGCTTCATTCGATGCGTTGAAAGACCAATACCGCAGTGAAGAGGAAATGCTTGACATTTCCTTGCAGCGGCGAACGGAAATGCTTGATGGTTTTTTGTCCAATAAAATCATATCTCTTCAGGAGCATAACGAGCTACTGAAGGAGATGGAGGACGAGCGTTTTTTGCAGATTATTGAAAAGGAGCAAAAACAGGCAGACCTTAAAAAAGAACGAGATGAGGAGGCGTTTTTCGAAGCTATTGAAGAGCAGCAAATCCGCGATGATTACAAGGCAGAGCAGGCTAAAATAGCCCAAGACAAGGAGAATGCGCAGATTGAACAGGGGCTAGGCATACGGCGCGGCTCTGTCCAGAAGATGTATGATTTTACCGATCAGTTACGACAGGGCGATCTGCAAAGCGCCATGCAAACAGGCAATCAGATGATCGGCAGCATGAATGCGCAAAACGAGAAGCAGTTCAGACTGCAAAAGTCCATGGCCTTGGCTAGCGCAATCGTTACCCTTCCGTCTGCGGTGATGAAATCATATGACAATGGCGGCGGGTGGCCTTGGGGATTAATTCCGGCCGCCCTAATGCTTGCGACAGGCCTTAATGAGATCAACACTATCCGGTCAACAACCTACAGCGGCGGGCGTCAGGACGGCGGCTACGTATCGCCCGGATCCATGTATCAGGTTAACGAGGCCGGGCCTGAGCTGCTCACCACGGCGGGCAAAACCTACCTCATGACCGGGGGTCAGTCTGGCAGCGTTACGCCGGTTGATAGATCGTCTGGGGGAGGCAAACAGGAGCGCGGCGGGGATGTGTTCAACGTTGACCTTCGCGGCGCATCTGTTGACGCCGTACAGCGGCTTGAGATGTTTGTTAGGAGCATCAATGCAACCTTTGAGGATCGCGCTGTTGCGGCCATGCAAGACGCACAGGAGAGAGGCTACGCATGACCATTACCTATCCGTATGATCCTCCGGCAAGTGACCTGGTAAAAATCAGCTTTTCGCCTGAATTCGCCGTAGGCCAGTCGATGAGCCCAACGACCTTTCAAGGTGAGTTTTTCGAGCACGTCGGGCAACGATGGGTTGCATCTATCAGGCTGCCGCCCATGATTCGGGAAGACGCGGAAGAGTGGGTCGCGTGGGGGCTGGCGCTGAACGGGACGCTGGGAACGTTTCGGATCGGCGATCCGATGGGGGCGACACCACGCGGGGCGCTCGGCGGCACGCCGGTTGTCGATGGAGCTGGCCAACAGTTGAGCAAGACCCTTGCCACCAGGGGGTGGTCTGCCTCAACCTTGGTGCTCAAGGCCGGTGATTACATCCAGCTTGGCAATCGGCTGCATAAGGTGCTGACTGACTCCACCAGCGACGGCAGCGGAGACTTGACTCTGGACATCTTCCCACGGGTGCGAGACGCGCTGACTGACGGTCAGGCCATAACCACCACAAACACCAAAGGTATATGGCGGCTGTCGCGTCCGCTTGACTGGTCAATCGGCGCGGTGATGTACGGAATGAGCTTCAAGGCGGTAGAGGCGGTTACGGTATGAGCAGGGGGCAAACTTCAGCATATAATGATGAGCTTGAGGCGGTCAGCAAAACGCCGATCCTTTTTTTTGAAGGAGAGTTTACCGGCGGAATTGTGCGGCTGTGGTCCGGACTAGGAACAATCTCATGGGATGGAAACGACTGGGCCGGGGCTGGGGCTCTTGCGAAGATCTCACCGATTCGTGATGAATCAAACGTCAGCGTTCGGGGGATGACGGTAACGCTTCGAAATATCGATAACGCGTGGATCCCTGCGGTTTTAGCAGAGGCTAAGAGCGGCGCATATGGAAAGGTCTGGACTGGATTTATCGATGATGACGGATCGGTCGTAGCTGATCCATTGCTATCATTCGTTGGCAGGCTCGACGTGCCATCAATCAGTGACAGCGGCGGCAAGTGCCGCGTGACAATTAGTTATGAAAACCGTATGCGCGATTTTCGCCGGAAGAACGTGTTACGCTATACACACGACAGCCAGCAGCGTCTTTACCCGGGAGATCTTGGCTTTGAATATGTACCATCCCTCCAAGAGGCAAAAATAACGTGGGGGCGAGGATGAATCGGCTTGAAGGGTGGGAAAAGCGCCTCGCCGACCATATCGATGATGCGCGCGGAAAGGCTTTCGATTGGGAGTCTCATAACTGTTGGCTTTTCGCCGCCGGGGCGATCCTGGCGATTACCGGGGTGGACGCAGGGAAAGCGTATCGCGGGCCGAAAACGATGGGCGGATTTTTGCGCCGATTCCATCGGCTGGGCGGTGTCGAAGCGGCCATGAAAGACTGGCCGAAACAGCCGATCAAGAGCACCCGGCGCGGTGACGTTGTGGTGGTTCGTCCGCCAGAAGGCGAGGATGTTTTTGGCGTTTGCACTGGGAAATATGCCGTTTGTCTCCTGAAGACTGGCATCGCCCACAGACCGATGAAGTGCGCCATTTCATCCTGGAGGGTTGGTTGATGGGCTTTGTTATGGACATCATCGACACCGTAACCGATTACGTAAACGAGTACGACATTAACCCGATTACCGGGTGGACGAGTGACTTTCTCGGGCTTGGGA